GCGACCGTGGCAAGGTTCTGGATTCCGTCTGTACCCAACTGCGCCAGTTGTGGAACCGCGAGAAACGTCTTCTCCATCGACAAGAGAACTTCGTCGTCGATTCCGGTCAATTCCGCAAGTTGCGTAGCGTGCTCGCTTAGCGCAGTCGTGGCCTTCTGAATATCCGCATCGCTTGATCCGAACACGCCAGCGTTACGAGCGGCCTGTTCTAGACCCTTGCTAACGCGCCAAGATTCGTCTGCCGCTTTTAGAGAAGAAGCCGCAAAGGCAACAGCGCCGGCACTTGCGGCAACGAACGCGCCGGCTAAAAGCCCACCGGCTCCTCGTGCAAAACCACCAAGACGGTCAAGCGCGGTCTGCGCGTCCTTAACCCCTCGGTTGTCGAACTTCGAAACGATAGGTAACCCGAGAGCCATTAGCGTTTCTCCAATTCAAGATTCGTGCGGATCGTCCACTCTTGCACGATGTTCTTGGCCTTTGAATAAACCTCGTGTTTGAATGGTTGAAAAGCTCGGTAGACAAACCGGCCTCCCTTACCCCAGCCAGGCGCACCCATATTCAAGCGCGCAATCATCGCTCGTCCTGAAGCCGTCGTACCGGCAGGGTTCTTGTATCCGGCAAATTCAGCAATGAAATAACCAGCAGAACCTTTAGTTTTAGTGCCGCTATAAAACTCCATCGCAACAAGAGGAGCCCAGCCTCGCTTGCTACGACCTGGCGATATCGCAACGACGCCCTTGACCGGTTCCCAACGAGTGCGTCCTTTAGAACGGATCGCACCAGAAAGACCACCCTGCTCGTTATTACTTGCTTTGGCAATTTCACGAGCGGTTGGAGCAATCGCACCGCGCATATTTTTACGCAAGTACGCCATCAACTCTTTATCGACGCTATTTAGCACGCGACTGACGCGTTGCATATCGCGCGCGTCCACTTGTGCTTGCAAGCCGAGGGTCATAAAGCAAGTCTAACTACCATTAGCCTCGCGCGCCCGAGACACAGCGAGAAGATATCTTTGCATCGTCCAAAGCATGCGCGGTTCGAGTTCTAGCAGTTCGCGCGGTGAAATGTGATACTCGTAGCTCAGCTGCGCTAAAACCCAATGAAGGCTATACGCACCGAGCGGTTCTATTTTTTTGACGAACCTTCTTTGACGGCCTGAATCGTCGAGACCCACGCCTCGAAGTCTAGGTCGGTCGCTTTCGTCCGACTTTCGACGGAATAGGCAAGATAGAACAGGTGCGTCAACTTGGGCGTGGCCAGACCAGCAATCGACATATCGAAGTGCTGTTCAAAGCGCATCAGGTCAAATGCAACCGCAGAGACGTTCTTCGTTTCGCCATCGTTGAAAACGATTTCAAGGTTAATGGGATCCATAACCCTAAGCCTAGTGCTAAACGGTGCCTTGCGTAAATGGCCCAGCCGCGGCCCACGTGGTCGAGAACGTCAGGAGGTCGCCAATCGATCCCGCGACGGGCGAATACCCCGAAACGACCACTGGGCATGTGAAGCGAGGGTTACTCGCGGTGACGGCGGTTCCGTTCGGGATGACGACGACGGTTCCCACGGATCCGAACGCGCTGGTAAGCGTCGCGTTGACCGAAGAAGTCGCGTAGTCCTGGTGCCAATCAATCTTGACCGATCCGTCCTTCAGGCCGGTGACGCGAGTCCTCCAACCTGCGGTGCCAAAGGCCGTCGTCTCCACCTCATCAGCGGACTGGTCGATTGTCACGGCGGCGCAATGATCCGACAAATCGACGCCGTTCAACGTGACCACTGCATTGGTAAAGACTTGCTTCGGCATTTTTGCTCCTAGTAGGCGTAGACCACGACGCTGAAATCAGCGGCGAGGTAGTTCACTTCACCAATTGTAACCGACCCAATTGTCGAAAGTTGCTCGACACGACAATCAAACGCCGCACCGCCAAGTTGACGATCCGATTCGACGGCTGTCTTGATTGACCCCTCGCCAGGGCTGACCAACGAATCAAGCGTCCGTTGTGCGGTGCGTTCAGACATGCGCCCAACGATGACCGTCAAAAGAAAGTTATACGTCGTCAAACCCCCCTGCAACGCTCCGTCGTAATCGACGGTTTGCACGGCGATAATTGTCTGCGGTGGATTTACTTGGTCGGGTTCGAACATCGCGACGCGCATCCCACGAAGCGTCGATAGATTCGCAGCCAAGCCTTTACGAATCAGGCCAATCGTGTCGTTGCTCACGCGAAGCTCATTTTCACGTAAGGCGCAAGCAACGCTTGGACATCGGAATCAACTCGGGCGACCCTTATCGCACCTAAATCACCCATGCCCATCACGCCGAGTGGGCTATCGAAACGCTTAAAGAGCCTTTGTGATTGAAGCACGCACGCAATCCGTACGTCCATCGGAACGGAAGACCAACCGAAAACGCCTGCAACTTGTACGGTCGCCAACTTCCACTCGGGAAAGGTCAGCGTGTTAATCGCGCGGATCCGCGTGTACGGCTGAACAAGGCCACCGCTAATACCATTGGTCGGTTCCAGCTGATAATCGCCAGCCGACCACGTCGTCTCCCACGCGTTCGTCATCGACGTTTTCAACGACGTGAGTGAAATCAAATCATCGATTTCGCAAATAATATTGGACGTTGGAAAGTACGTCCGCGTTGCAGTGGTCGTATAAAACACGCGCTGACAATACGCGTCAATCTGCCGCGAAGCTGATTCGATGCTGAGTTCCAGAAGCGAATCGTCCATGGCGTCGGTGACGCGAAGCGCGTCTTTGACTTGCTGTATCGTCGCGTAACCGTTTGTTATCATGAACCTATTTTAGACGCGCGCGAATGACGGTAGAGGATATCCCCTCCGTATAAGGCAAAAAAAGCAAGCCAACATTTCGACGCTCCAAATATTCACGCGAGAGCATCGTTTGCTTCAAATAATCGCGTCCAACCCAATCCGAACCGACAACGAGCAAATCAGGTTTTACCTCGTCAATCAAAGGGCGGCAGTCTTCGTTCCACTTGCTAATCAGCACGTCGTCAACCCAACGGATCGAGCGCACCATTTCCAAGCGTTCAACTAGATTCATCACCGGATATTTACCCTTGTACGCTTTAACAAAGTCGTCCGTATTAACGCCGACGGAAACACAACCATTCGGCCCTGCGAGTTCAGCGCATCGTTCGAAAAGTGCGACGTGACCTGGGTGCAATAAATCAAACGTGCCAATCGTTAAGATTTTCAATGCCACGTTCCTTTACACTTGCGAAAGAGGTCGTTTTGCAGAACCAAGTTCGTGCGACCTAGATGTTCTTGTTCGAAGCCTACCGAATCGCGAAGCTCGGGAAACATCACCGGCACGTCTTTCGCGGCATCACAATAGGCCTGCGTCCAATCAATCTCGTTTCGAATCGACAATTCCTTCGTGTTCGTTTCAGGCCAATAATCGAGGAGGTCAAGAACGGATCGTTCGTAGACGCCCATATAACAACCGTATAAACGAGGGTCGCTCATCAGGGCAACCGATCCGTCAAACTCGTCTAGGCGCGTCCAAAAATCTGGTGAAAGCACCTCGCTCGAATCTTGCAAAAAAAGGAACCGCTCAAAATTCGTCTGCCGGTGAATCCACTTGATTTTGCCAAGCTCATAACCGGCTTCCAAGCTCACGACGAAAACATCACGTCCAGCAACCGAAGCCAAGCACTGGGCAAGCCAAGCTTCGCGACCAGGCGTGGTTCCAATAATCGTTTTCAATCCCACGTCAGTTCCCTTCGAATCGTCAAATCCCACTCGCCGCCGGTCAAGGTATTAGCGCGCGAACGCGATTCGTTCGTGGCGTTGTTCTCTTTGAACGTCTTATGGTTCTGAATATCGAATCCCGATTTGAGGGTCGACGAGTTATCGTGGCGCACCGGTGCTTGGACGGTTTCCATATCAATATCAAACTCGATAGCTCTTCTCTCGTAATCGTCGTCCTCAAAATAGGCGGGGTGAAAATACTCGCAGAAGAGACCGACACGTTGAACGACTGTTTCGCCAATTGCAAACGCGGCCCAACGTGGTGAAACCTCAAAAAAGAGAAGCGCGTCCGAGCGGAGAGCTTTGGCCATTGTTTCCAGAGAACCTGGTTCGAAGACAACGTCGTCGTTGACGATGATCCACGCCGGTGCGAAAGGGCTGGCTTTGATAACCAGATTCCAAGAGCCGGCGACGCCTAAGTTTTGCGGCATTCGAATGTGATGGATCCGTTGCACCAGTTCGGGCTTTTGAGGTTCCCAATCGTTTGGCGCGTTATCGACGACGATGACGTCCTGCACGGGGTAATCGATGCTTGCAAGCATTCGGTCGCACAAGTCGTGGCGGTTTAGCGTCGGGACGCCGAGAAGCGGAATCATGCGAAGTAGCCTTTCAAGAACGGTAGCCATTTCTCTTCGAAGATAACGTCGGCATCGAACTGCAAAGCAAACTCGCGCGACGATGGCGACTTCGATCCGTTGCGTTGATAAGCAAGTTCGAGCGCGTTATAAATAGAACCGATAAGTGGCACTTGGCTATTTGCCCTGAGCGTCTCGTTCCACCACGGTTGCCCTTCGACAAGAAAGCAATCTTCGGAAGCGAGGTCAGGTGATGCAGCCCACGATGACGTAATCACGGGCGTTTCGCACGCTTGGCTTTCTAAAGCGGTCAGGCCGAATCCCTCTCCCATATTCGCATGAAGCAAAACATCGAAAGCGGAGTAGATTGCGGCCATATCCACGTCTGAATATCCAAGCCGGTGTTGCACTGGGTCGGGAAATATAACTGACCCAGGTTCCAAGCCATAAGATTTGGCAAGCAAGGGCAGCGTGAATCCGCCCATGATTGGTGAAACTTCTCCGTGGATGTATAAAACGCTATCGGGATGTTTCACGTGAAACGCCGCAAACGCGGCAATATTCTCCGCATAAGATTTGCGATGCACCATGCCGTTGGCCTTGTTAGCAGAGACTATACCGACCAAAAACACGTCCTTCCGGTCGCCAAGAATATACTCGCGCGCGTCCATATCGACGCAGGCCATTCGTTGTCGCGGTTTATACGTGTGCGTATCGATGGCGTGGGGAATATACGTTGATTCGATACCAGCGGTTTCAAGTTGCCTTTGGCCGTGAGGTGCCATCGTCACGGCGGTGACGTTTGGGCGACGAAGAAACGATGCGACGACCGGTGGAAGTGAAATGTGATCCAACGGTGTCCAGCTGATAATCGGTATCGGTTCTCCTTCGCTCTTGAACGCGTCCGCCGCTTGCTCATAAACCCAAACGTCGTACAAGGTCATCAGCGCGGTCTTCCGGTCGTGCGTTCGGTCGAAGTGCTGGAACCATTGCGGAATCACGTCCGCCGAATAAGCGGTGAATCCCTTTGGATAATGCGGAATCGAATATTTGCCAACTTTGACGGATCCGATACCGCCCTCGAAACCGTAGTTCGAAAGGCTGGCCGTTTTCATACCGTGCCGCATCATTCGCTCAAGAAGTTGCGCGCCTTGCGTTCCATAACCGGTCGGCGTTCCTGGCGTGTTCGAAGCCAACGCAACCGCGCCGTTGACCGTTTCATTTATCTTTCCCATAAGGCAAGCCTACCAACGAGAGAACCCCACCAGCCAAATGGTGGGGTTTTGCTCGTGAGGTTTATTCGGCGTCGAATGCCAGAATTCGAATGCGCGCTTCCAGCGAAGCAATCTCGCCCTCAAGGGTGCTTCGACGTGATGCGTTGTGCAACAACTCGTCCAAACTTCGGCGGTAAAACTCAAGGCGTGCTTTCGCCCGATCCGTCTTGCCCTCATCCCAGCGACCGTAAACGAGAAGCTCGTGCTTTGCTGATTCCTCAAACGATGAAAACGATTTGATTTCCATGATTTCCCTTTCCCTTAACCTGCGTGCTCTTCGTTCCACTGGGCGATGAAGTAGTCCTGCATACCGGCGTGAACCCGACCGTAGTTGAAAAGCATGCGGTCTTGGAATTCGCGGTATGCGGTTAGGAACTCTTGAAGTTCCTCGCCCTTAAGTTTGTTAATATCCATGATTATGCGTTCTCCTCAATCTTGCGAAGGTGCAGAAGGTAGGTGCCGTTGTTAAGCATGTATGCGCTGTGGGCAAGTTCCCAAGCTTCGATGCTGGCAATTCCAGCTTCGAATGCTTCCTTAGTTGCCAGGTAGTAGGAGGTGCTCATTTCGGCCTTGGCCTTGAGGTTCTCGATGGTTTCCATTTTCTTTCCCTTTCCGTTTTCGCCGTTTGGCTATGTAATACACAGTACGCCTTGTGTAATACAAATGCAAGTCGTGATTGCCAAAAAAGAAGAACCCCTCCGGAACGGATCCGCAGGGGTTCTTCGAAGCTAATCGGGATTAGCTGGTGGTGAGGTACTTCACCGCGCTCGACGACTTCAGCCCAGACGCTATGCGGAGCGTCGTGCGGTAAGCCGTGATGTCCTGCGAGAAGTATGCGTCCGCCGACGTCGAAACATCGATGGGCGTGTGGGTAATCGCAACGGCAGAGAAGTCACCAAAAATGACCGACTTGACGCCACTGCCCACAGCGGACATGTTCGGGTTCTCCAAAACGCGGAAGCCGGCGAAAGTATCCGGTTGGCCGATTCCGACCTGGTAAAGATAGTTGCCTGCGCCGTCTTTCAGCTTGCGGATCGCGCCGATTGTGCTTCCGGCTGCCTGATAAGCGGCACCGTTTGTGCGGTAGCCACCATCGAGCGAGTAGGCGAGGTCGATAAGGGCGTCTGCGGTAAGAACCGCTGATCCCGAAGCGACACCCGAACCTGCGCCTGCAACGACAACCGAGGTGGCCGTAGCGTTCGCAAACGTTCCGATTGCATTACCAGCCTGCTTGGCAAGTTCGCCAACCAGGTCGAATCCAGCGTCGGCAATCAGCTCGTTGGTTACGAGTTGGAGGAAGCCGGCCTTGACGGGCGAAAGCAGAAGCGAGGTGAACGTCGGTTCGCTCTGTCCGATTGCTGAACCGGCGGCAACCGAACCAGCGGTCGAGAACGCAGACAGAATCGGGAGTCGAAGGTCGTTGCCGGAGTTGCGAACAATCACGTCCGCGACGTCCAGCATCGGGCCTACCTTGCGAGCGATTGACCAAAGCATGTCGTAGAAGCTGACCGGAACCGTATCAGCCGAGTTGACGAGGGTTGCACGCGATTCGAACTGGTGCGAACGCATCTCGCCGGAAGCGAGCGCACGGAAGATATCCACTTCGGATCGTGATTCAACAGCGGTGGGAACGTAACCACGGGCTGCTTCTTCTGCCTCGGCGCGACGAACCTCGGCGCGTTCAGCGGTTTCAATCGAACGCTGTGCGTCGCCAATGGCGGCTTCGATGCGGTCGATTGTCTGCGTTTCTTCAGCGGTCAGGCCTCGCTTCTCCTGCTCCGCAACATCGATGATGGAGCGGATTTGGTGAACGAGGTTAGCCTTGACCTCTGACTGGGTTTTGATGAATTCGCTCATCGTGACTCCTTAAGTCAAAAGTTGGATTTGGAGTGGCCGCGCTGACGCTGAACCGGTGACCGCGCTGACGCTGAATCACCTCAAGGGTAAGTGCAAACAAGCTCGCGCTTGTAAATGACACGCCGAAACTAGAGTTCGAGCAGGTTGAGCTTCTTCTTCCAAAGCTCAAGCAAAGCGACGTCCCCGACGACCTCTTCGGGTTCGCTGGTCGGTGCCAGGCGGTCGAGAACTTTCTCAAGGAGCGCACGATCCGCTGGTGAAAGCGATTCCGCTCCGTTCTCGATTCGGGTCAAAACGTCGTGCAATTCTGCGGCATCAACTTCAGCGCGCGCGGCAACTCCACCGAGAGCGCGAACGGCGAGCGTTCCAGTTGTCGCGGTATAGGCCGGCCAAGAAACCACTGACACCTCGTGAAGCCTTACGGATTTCAGCGTGCGCGTGGATCCGTCCGACGACCAAGCATCGCCATCAGCTGGAACCGAGAAACCAAATGACATCGCGTCAACGATTCCCTTTGAAATTAGCTCTTTAGCGTCTCGACCGGTGGTCGTGTCGGGAAGCGTCGCAGTTACCTTCAAACCGCGTTCGTCTTCAACGAGACGCAGAGTGCCTGACCTCGTCGAAGCGAGGACGGAGCCGGCATCGTGATTCCACAACATTTTCACGTCGTTGCGCGTCTTCAACGTGAGAGCAAACGCGCCGCGCTGGATAACTTCTGTGAAAGGCAAAGGTTCCGATGGGCTGTTAAACAAAGCGGCGTAGCCGGTGAAGGTGTTTCCATCGCCCTCAGCACGCAACTCAAGCGTGGTTGTGAATTCACGAGTTTCGATTTTGCCCATGCCGGAAAGTCTACCTGCCCGATAGCCCATGTCGCCGTCCTCTTCGTGAGTGTCCAAAGATTCGGGGTCGATTGCTTCGATACCAAGTGACGAATATGCCTTCAAAGTGTCACCATCGTTTTCGACCGCCAAAACAACGTTGTACGTTTTCAGAAGTTCCTCCGCCGTCGCTTTCTTATATTGGGTCGAATCTGCGGTCGAACCTGGGTTCATAATCAGACGCGAATATTTGATGTCAAGATTCTCAAGTTCATCGACCGTCGCTTCGCGTTCAGATTCGGGACGACCGGTCACGATGAAAAGCGCGCCAGGTTGGTTCTCCAAGAAATCCCAAACTCCGTCGACGCGTTCGCCGTCCATAATCAACGTGCCGTCGATATCGGAAATGATGACCACCGGCCCATCGACGTTTCGCTGTTCCTCTTTGACCGCTTTCACGATTCGGTCTGCATAATCTTTGACACGCATTGCGCCGTCCTTTCCGCCAGATGAACCCCAGAGGGCATGAGCAACAACACCTGCAGAGGGATAGCCGTCCGAATTTGGGTCGGCATCAGGTGCTTCTAAATCGACAAGGTGTCGCGCGATCCACGCAGAAATCCGCACCCACTTATCGGCGGTCACATTTCCCGAATCCATAAGTCTTGCTTCACGAATCGTGCCAGCGGTGACGCCATCGCCGGCGAGACCGTCCTCGTACCATTTGAGGCCTTGTCGTGCGGCATCGCGCATATATTCGGGTGCCGATAAATCTGGCAGCGCGCGTTCGCCAACATAGGATTCGCCGGTCGCCAGCGATATCGCGACGGCCTGCTGAATCGCTTGAGACTTCGTTTGATGGCAACCGAACACTTTATCTTCGGGGTCAACGACCGCCCATCCCGAGCAATCGGGGTTATTTTGCGTTATTGAATACGGCACTAATTACCCCACATTAAACGTGTTGATATTGACCGACGGGCTAGCAGGTCGCGTTGGTGCGGTACCGGCGGCGACACTAGTGAGGCGCATATAGGTATTAGTTGACCACCAGTGAAATTGCACATAGTCACCAGCGTTTACAACCACAATGTCGGCAATATTGCCCAACACTTGACCGCCCACACCTGAAGTTGTGTATTGGTATGCAGAATTAGCAACCGCTGATCCGTTGACCGAGTGCCACATCGTTACGGCATAGTTCGAACCGCCACCCGTAGTGATGAACTGCCCTAGAAAACTAAAGTAGTACCGGCCTGCATAGTTGTAAACAATCTTCGTACCGTCAGCAACAGTGATTCCGTTAACGTCATCACTCGCGCCAATGCTTACAGTATTGGCAACGGCGGTGCCAGCGTTTGTTTGCACCGTGTTATCAGTGAATGAACCTGAGTACAACGGAATTACTGGGAGCGCGGAACCGACGTTGACAATGGCAGTTGACGTGCCCGTAACTGTGACCGTCGCCGTTGAAACGGCAGACACAACCGAGGTCATCGAGTTACCTCCGCATAGACAACAAAGTTTCCGCTAACGAGTCGCGTGACGTAACCGGCACCCGAAACCAGCTCAAGGTCATAAACGTACTGACCAGCCTCAACCGCGCTCGTAGCCGTCGCAACCGCCGCAAGTGCAATCGTGCCAGCGGTACCGCCCAACGT